CAGCGGTGGATATGGTGATGTGACTTTAAGAATGGCTTATAATGCTTTGGAAGAAAACGAACAGCTTGTGGTCAAGGTGAACCCGTCTTCATACGACGAACGCGGTAACTTTTTCTTAAAATCAGAAGAAGGAAATAAACTTTACGCGATTATCGGCAGATATGGAACTGATCCAGAGAAGGTCGAAATGGCAAATTCAGGGGACGAAAATTTCGTTGTAGCCGTGTTTGATAATAGCGGAATGGACGCCATACGGTACGGAACAATAAGGGTCATAGCGCTGGGAAGGGACGCGGCGCCGCCGGGGGAATATACCGGTTACCTTCATCTTACAATTGAGTTGACCCAGAAGGATTAAATTTACCTTACTTCGTGTCGATAAAAAAGGTCCTGGCATAACCACCGGGACCTTTTACTTTGCCTTATGACAGATGATAGCATTTGAAATCAAATGAAATCAATTACCGGAATTGTCTTCCACTCGTTCCATGATGTCGCCAGGCTGACAATCCAGAGCGGCGCATATCTTTTCGATAACGTCTGTCTGGACCACTTCGTCACGGCGTAACTTGCTGATCGTGCTTTGTGCCACTCCGGACATTCTGGAAAGTTTTGCGGCGGACAGATTTCGGTCCACCAGTATATGAAATAATTTCTTATATGAAATCGGCATGGCCATTCCTCCTTTACCCCAATATTATACCGCCATTTCAGCACGTTGTAAAGCTAATGCGAATTTTCTTCGAATAATCATCATAATAAGGGTTGACTTCTGTTTACTTTAGTTTTATAATGAGATTGCGAATAAAATTCGATAACTCAATACAATTCAAGGAGGTTTTATTATGTTGAATTTGAAATTACTGTCCGCGTTATACAGTGCTTCGCTACAAGCGAATAGCCGGTTTAGCATTGACGATCCGGTCTGGGAAGAATCGCGTCAGCTTGAAGCCAGAATGAAGGCTTTTGAAGCAAGTTTGACGGAAGAACAGAAAAGGGAATTTGACGATCTTATCGCGGATCATGACCACGCACGGGAAAAAGGGGCCTTTATTATCGGCTTTGAAACGGCCTGGAACATGATTCATCACCCAGAAAAAGCCGCGTCTATATTCCAGGGGTGTAATGCTTCGGAAGCGGCGGATTATCTGGCTTATGTGGTAAGTAACGCGATAGAAAACTAAACCTGTTCTTATAGCGTCTGGATATACTCCCAGGCGCTTTTATTTTGCCTATTTACGGCGCGTCTGGGCGGCCTGTGTGCGTTTATTTCGACGACATAAGGAAAGGTATTACCAGACGCAAAATCGCCCTTCCTGGGGCGTTTATGGCCGTTCTGCTGGCATTTGATAGAAGACTATCATATATCCGGCTGGCATGGAGCGGCTTCCGCTCCGTGCATACTTTCTGTTTCTGTTCCTGTTCCTGTTCCTGTTCCTGTTCCTGTTCCTGGTTGCCCTAACCGTTCTTGTAACCGTTTTAAAACAGTTTCCTAAACCCTTTATAAAGGCTTTTATAAAGGGTTAGGAATGTGCCGAATAAAAGAAAAGGACGCCATGAGTAAATCACAGCGTCCTTCTTGCGTTTGACTTTTAGAATACTTCAGCTTCCAAGAGGGGATCGAAACCGCCTTCCAGGATTTGATTTGCCCTGTTAAGCTGGTGCGCAATAACAGAAGGCGCTCCTGTTAACGGGAATTCTGTTCCGCTCCACATACGGAAGATCATAGCGCTGTTACGCTTGATCTCCTGAAGGATTTGAAGTGCGTCGGCGCCGTCGTCAATTCCGATATGCTTCGGGTCGCGGCCTTGCTGGTTAAGTATGGCTACAATGGACTTCTTCGCGATATAGTCGTCCAGATATGGGGCGACCAGGGCTTTCAGGGCGTTACTGTCAAGTCGTGATCCGCCAGAAGAAAGAATCTGAATCGCGTTTGTGAACCCTGGGTCCGAAATATACTTCGAAACGGACTGATCCTTTTCAACCGCCGCGATCGTTTTGTCGATTTGCTGGACGAAATCCGCTTCCAGCTTTTCGGCCGTGCTTTTCATTTTAGCTGTTAGGCTTTCAATCCTTTTTTTGGCTTCGGCTGGCTGAAAAGCCTGCATGATCTCTTTCTTATCGTCGTTGAACTTCTTAATAGCCTTCCCGTAGTCCTCAATGGTTTTGATAAGGTTGTCGATACCGTATTTCATTGTGATAATCCCCTTTCTTATTTTATTTTTTTTCAAGGAATTCTTTGATTTTCCTTTCCTGCTTAATCCGAAGTCTGGCGGCTTGCGTGTCCTTTGTATTTTTTATGGCTCTTTTAAGAACATAGCGCCCACGTATATAACCGCCAGGTTTCCCGACATACATTCCGCCGGCTGGATCATTGCGCTGGTAAACAAAAGTTTTTCCTTCCCAGTGTCCAGGGACAAAATGACTTCGAAACCCATATTCAAGATGTTTAGCATAATCCAGGTTGTTATATACATCAACCGTGTATTTGTTACCTGTTCTGACCGGCTGGCTTCCGTCATGTTCTGCCGGTCCTTCGTATTTCGAATCCTTATCACCTGAATGAAAAGAATTTCGATAATTTCCCGAACTGCCTTTTGTCGAAGGTGAAATTTGCTCGCTTGAACAGATTCTTTTCGCTTCTTTTACCGCGAATACACCTTCGCCTTTTATTAATTCTTCCATGAATTCGGGAACTTGTTCGGCAAGACGGCGGAGATTTTGCTCAAATTCTTTTAGCTGTCTATTATCTACACCCAAAACATTCACCCCTTTCATACTTTTTTGTGTGGCGGAAGGCCCATTTTCTGGCGCCATTCCGGATTTGTCATACGCTTCGGCATTTCCATGCCAGATTCTTTCCAGTAAAATTCTTCGTCTGGATCATATTCGATCGTAGTACAGTGACAATTCGGATGAATCGGATTGCAGTTAACCCCCGGCCGCCGTTCTTCCAGCTTAAAGTGTTTCCCGTCCAGCGATCCACAAACAGAACAGCACGCTTCATTCAAAGTTGCTACAAATTCGTATTCTTTGACACCAGCTTCCTTATACGCCTGTGCTGTGGCTTCTGCGTGAATATAACTGGTTTCGGTATGGATCAGGCGTTCGGCCGCCTTAAAGGATTGTCCCATCTTGTCTGACATTTTCTTCGCCATAACGGACACGCCTTCCCCGTGAATCATACCTTGCGTAGTAATTTCACGAAGGTTAAATATAAGTGCTTGCTTGTTTCGCCATAGCCGGTCCGAAAACATGGCGCCGGACCAGGGATAGGAAATAACATTTTCGATCATTCTCGTATTTACCCTTGCGAATTCATTCAGAAAACCGGCACGGCTTTGAAGATCGTATATTTTATCGTAATACGCTTCTGTGAAAATGACTTCAAATCCGCTCTTTATTTCTGCGATTGAATTGCGGTATAGTTCATTCAGAATTAGATCGATTTGTCCCTGTAACGCTTCCAGTCGCGATATTCTGCTGTTGTATGACAGCCCGTCAAGCTGTGCGGTTAGTAACTTCTTGATTCGCGGATCGGTTTCCTGGGCGATCTTGGTGACATACTCCCCAAGCGTAGCCTTCCATTCCTTGAATTCGTTATGTCCAAGACGCTTAACGGCCTGATCGTAAGTTAATCCATGCTTATCAGCGTATCGGACGTAAAAAGCCGCGATCTTTTCTTGAATAGACTTTGCCGCCGCCTGATATTCTGTTAACAATCGCTTTACAATTTCCGCGCCGCGATTAAAGGATTCTTTTTCGCGGGCCAACGCTCTTTTTGCCCAATATGCTTGATTGCTTTTCATATCACACCACCCTACTATTTTACTTATCATTCCCGCTGTGTTTAACGTGACTTCCACACGCTTTGCGGTCCCGTCTGTTCGCCGGAACGGGTACGGCTATATAAAAACGCTTGAAGCGTTAATAACTCGGCCAGATCTCTCACGCGCGCGTAGGTGGGGTTTTGTCAGGTTTTCCCCTATTCACACGCGCATATTTCAGGCTTCTTCAGGCTTTTTATTCTTTTCAAACCATTCCAGTTTTGCGTTCATCAAAGCCAAAACCCGCTTTTTGCCTTCCTTTAAGCGCCGACTATGGGTAGAAGTCCAAACCCCCATTTCGGCGGCTACCTGGTCATAAGTCTTCGGGGTTTTGGAAAAATAATGGCTAATTAGGGGTATTCTATAGCGGTAATTAAGTGACATCACCGTTTCGAATAAAAGATCGTATAAATATATTTCAAACTCTGTTTTTTCGACGATCTCCTTTGAAGGCCGTTCTTTTGATAATTCTTCGTTAAGAAAATCAATCAAGAACGGATATTCCTGCCTGTATCCTTTCAAAAGACTATCCACCTTTTCAGCCGTTATTTTCACCTTTTCCACCTTCCTTTCTTATCCAACGTGCTTCAAATGCCAGTTTCTTTTCAATAGCCCATTCAACCGAACTGTAACCTGTATCCTTCCAAAACCTGAAGCTGGTGTTTTTATATCCCAGGTTGTAATAATCCAGGAATTCCTTCAGCTTCTCCAGGTTCTCCCGTTTCCTGAATTCTCTATATGCAATGTTTTCATACTGCCCGACAGCGCTTGCAGAAATCCCGAATAATCGGGCAATTTCAGCCTGTGAATATCCTTTTAACCGTTCCCTGATAACTTCTCGGCTTCGTCGTGGTAAACCGGCGATAATTTCGCTTAATACTTCTTTTAGCCGTTCCTGGACTTGCTGATCCGCGATTTGTTCGACACGATCTTCAAATTCAAGTTCGGCTTCTGGATCGGCAATTGTACTTCCCAGGGTCAGGTCCCCGTCTTCGATACCTGGAAGCGGTTCGTCCAGGCTGATAGTTATAAAATTATTCGGATTTCGCTGGCGTTCTCTATCGTTACGGCGCGCCTTATGCCATTTAATGCTATTGATTATGTAAGTCGAAAACTTAATGTCTGTACTGTCCGGATAGGCTTTGACAGCTTGTACCAGGGCAAAATATGCTTCCTGCATTTCGTCTTCAAAAGTTTCCGGCTTTGACCAGCATAGCCGCCGGACAGTTTGACAGATCAGGCCGTAATTCTGTAAATACAAGGCTTCCAGGGCGGAAGGGTTACCAGCGTGATACAGCTTGACCAGTTCTTCGTTAGTCAAAATATTTTCCACACACTCGGCCCCCTTTCCGCTTATGGCGACGCTCTACACCCTCCCAGGAAGTCTTCGTCGTCGTCATAGTTCTTAAATACGGGGGCGGCGGGCTTTATTTTATAACCTCCGCGGTCCTGTTCTTTAGATAGCCAGTTATGGATAAACCGAAGAATTCCGTTTTTGGTTTTCCGCCTTGAAGGATTAGCGTCAAGCCATCCTTTCATTTTTCGCAGTTCCTGTATAACATCAACGGCCGGAAACAGCCTTGTCCATTCTT